TTCCAGAGCCTCCTTCTGGCCATCGCTCAGGCGTTCCCAGTTCTTGCCGCTCCGCAGCACGTCTTTAATGGCTTGGCTAAGGTTGGCGTTGTCGCGGTAGTTTCCGTGGGTTTTCTCGCGTGTGTTTAGTAAATTACTCATTTTACCCTCTTTGTGATTAAATTCATGATCTTCGTATAAGCGATCTGCAGCCACAAGAGCCGCTTCTCGGTCTTCGCTTGCGCTTCCGCTTTTACCCTGCGGCGGTATTCCAAGTCCGCCTTGGCATCGTGCCAATTCAGATTGGCCCTGTCCCGATCTCGGTTCATAAACAATTCGCACAAGATATCGTAACGCTCTTCCCAGTCTCGAATAATCCGGCGAAGGCGGCGTTCCTCTTCGAGCGTACCAATCGGTGCTTGCTCCTCGATATTGTTCCAACGATCATCCTCCCCGTTGCGATGATGGCCCTTAAGCCTAGCATTCTCGACGCTAAGGTCGGCAACCTGACGCACAAGGCGTTCATAGTCCAACATATTTGGCATTACTTTTTCCATTCATTTGGTGGGCGCAAGCGGAACTCGTTGCCTGCGTTGCCAGTCTCATAGTGATTGCTGGTTTCGATTGCACCGATCTCGCGTAGCGCGGAAACCTGAGCGCGAACAGTGTAACGCTTGCTGTGGACCTCGTCGGCCATTTCCTCGTAGGTGCCTGCAAACGTGTCGTATGCATATTTATCAAACAGCCGGATCCATAGGAGCTTGGCTGATGAGCCAAGCCCCAAGTGGTACACGACATCCATAATTGTCTTTAGCATTTTATACTTTCTCGTACTTTGGCTTTAAACCCTTCAAACGCTTGATTGCGCTATCTGGGTGTGATCGGCCAATTAACAAAATAGATTTAACCTGTTCCATCCTTTTGCGTCTGGTAACATATTCATCAACTGAGTTTGTTGCTTCATACTCAATATCTTTCATCACACTTATAATCTTCCAAATCGCATCTTTAATGCAATCCATTGTAAGATCTTCAATATATGAAGCGTTGATGAGTTTTTCGTTCTTTCGCTCATCCCTAAATTTAAAATTGTTGATATACTCTTGGACTAGTTCTCCAATCAGCATGGTGGCATCTAGGGCTATAATATCTTGCTTATCCATTTACTCATCCTCCCAAGGGTGGGGGCTTATGCCCCCTTTGAAACCACTTTAAGAACTTCGAAGGTTTTGCCGTCCTTCTTGCAGGCATTGTAGAGCTTCATCTGCTCTGCGGTAACGCCGTAGGTCGAGAGAAGCAAAGTCTCGTCAAGGACTGAACGCTGCGAGAGCGATACTTTGACATCGTACTGATCGCCTTCAACGAGGTCGGTGCCAAGGGCGATGATCTCAGCCTTGATGGCGTCTTTGGCAACTTCCAAAGCCTTGATCTGGCTGTCTACATCGAAGTAGCGGTCGGCGAGGGTGCGGTTTGACATCTGAAGTCTCCATTTAAATTTGCGTCAGCGGGTTGCTGATGAACCTTTCTCGCATATTAGGTTTTCTCTGTCAAATACTTTTTTGCACGACCCATTGATAAATTGTGCTGGAGTCGCACATCTTTATTGGACCATGTCCAGCATTCGCCGCTATCATCTTGAAAACAAACCCACATTAAATGCGCTTCTTCTCCATAATCAATAAGAAAATGTGCATTGGCTTTACCTTTTGGCGTCTCAAGCGGGATTACAGGTGACAATTGAATTAACGTTGCCATTTTTTTTCCTTTTAGATTTTCCCTTAGTTGCTTCTGATATCTTTTTACGTGTCCAATGGCAGGGGTGGATCAATTCGGATCATTTTTTATCTCACACATGATGATACGGATTATGTAGCCTAGCATGCCCAGCGCCCACAACAAGCCAAGGCATTCTGCAATTTCACGGTTCGTCACTTCTCAATCTCCATATTCTCATCACTTCGGCCTCGATGTAAGGCCGCAATTTATCAGGTGTCCGGCCAATTTCGGCCCTACGTTCCAACTTCGTTTCCAGATCAAGTATCCGGCAGGCACGTTCATAGATCGCCAATCGGCAGGCGGATTGTATCCCTTCTGGCTGATCCATTAGCGCGACCTTGCCGATCATCACATCTTCGATCATTTTGCTAGGTCGCGTAATGAATTGCCAGATATTGTCCGAAGGCTTCTTGCGCCGCTTTGTGGCCGAGGGCAATGCAAACAAATCCCCCTGCTTCTTGGGCTGCATATAGGTAATCCTTCTGTCCATCTTGTAGCGAGGACTTGGTGTGGTCCCGCCGCTTCAATTCGCATACAAATGTCGGGTCGCCGGGGATGATGATGTCGGGAGTTCCGGTCACCATGCCTTCGGCCTTTTCAATCTTCACCTTCATTGCCGTCCTAAAACCCTCGTTGCGGGGATGGAAGGCAATTTTGCCCCATGAGTTTGGATAATCACGGCGCAGCCTAGCAAAAAATGTAACCTGTTCCAGTGATTCAGTGGCGCATTTGCCCCTGAATGACTTGTCGCCATATACGTCAATGCCGGTCGGGAACTTCATCAGCTTTCCTATTGTAGGCCGTCACCTTGTACCACTGCCCATCCTTTTCATAGGTAATGGTATCGGGTTGCTTGCCACCCAATGCGGTAAACATAGCACGATCTTTGAAACCTTGCGACCAGTTTGGTGCCTTGGGCACCCAAAACGAAAATTTGCGATAGGAAGTCCGCACATCGACCCGCCACATCTCACGCCCGGCCTTGCTTAACGTGTGGTTTACGGACCACTCCTCGACGACGTCGGTCTGTCGCCGGGTGGGGTCGGCCTTCATGGCGTTAAACTCAGCAATCAGCTTCTCATTGGGGTCTACAATCTCACCTTTACATTCGCTGCAATACCTTGCTGCGATGTCATTGTCCGCCTCACAGTGGGGGCAGGACTTTGTGGTCCAACGAGATCCGCACTGTACCAATTGTCCTGCGACCAATACTCGACCGCCGCAGCGCCTGCCATAGTGCGCTGGGATGTCCCCGTGCTCTGTTGAAATTGGTTGACCGTCGAGATCACAAAAGTACCCAGAAGGGCTGATTTCGAACCCCGATGGGTTTGGCCTTGCTTTAAACTCATTCTCCACCTCGCATAACGGGCAGCGCACCTTCAGGTAAAGTGCGTTTTCCTTTGCCTTTACCGTCTTGATCAAGGGGTTAAACACATCCCCGTCGGGGCAGTGGCGCTCGAGGTTCTCGGCGTAGTCTAGGATCAGGCAGTCATCCTTGCCCTCAAACAGGCGCAGGCCTCGACCAATGATCTGCTGCAGCAGGCCCACTGATTCTGTCGCCCGTAGGATCGCGATCAGATCGACGTGGGGCGCATCGAAGCCAGTGGTGAGCACCTGCACGTTGACGAGGTACTTGATCTCTTGGGCCTTGAACCGCGCTATAATGGCGGCGCGTTCCTGACTGGGCGTATTCCCCGTCACAAGGGCAGACAAGCCCCGTGGCAGGCTTTCCATGCACTCTTGGGCATGTTGCACCGTGGCGGCAAAGACCATCACCCCTTGGCGCTCTCTGGCCTGCGCCACCACGTCCGCGATGATCGCCGACGTCTTGCGGCCTTGGCCGATAAAGGCGCGGTCGATGTCCTCGCTGTCGAATTGATTGCGGCTGTTTAGCTCCATATCAAGGGTGTGGTATGATTCAGCATGTATCTGCCCGATCACAGGCTTTGTCAGGTAGCCCTGATCAATCAGCTCCTGCGCCGTGATCCTGTCTACACAGACTGAGAAGTATGGATTGATGGTTTCGTGTTCGCCGACCGGCTTGCCATCTGGCCACTGGGCGAAAATATACCCGGTATTCATGCGATACGGCGTGGCGGTCATCCCCACGACGCGGATGTTGGCATTCTGTTCGCGAATGGCATTGACGATGTTGCGGATTGTAGGCGTGATCCCGTGGGCCTCGTCGATGACGATCATCCCAAATTGGCTGCCGAAGCGCCTAATGCGGTTTTTCACCGTCAGAGGGGTGCCAAATACCACTGGGTGCTTTAGCGACTTGGCACCGGCGCTTGCCGAGAAGATTGAGCAAGGGTTGCCGGTCGCGCGGTATTTCTCGCTATTCTGCACCACAAGCTCCGCGCTAGGCGCAAGGCATAGGACGTGTTTGCCGCCCGATATGCGGTGAATAGTGTCCGCAATCGCCGCAATGATGTGGCTCTTGCCTGCCCCCGTCGCTGCCTCGATGCAGCAGGGTTCAGCCGTTTTCTTCACCCACTGGATGATCTGGTCGTGCGCTGTCTGTTGATAGGGTCTTAACATTTAAATCTTCCATTTTATTTAGATTGACCTGTGGCACCATCCATGCTGGTGCGCCTTTGCCATTGGGATCGTAGAGGTACTTGTCTTGCTTGGCGTCGTTGGTGCGTATCCAACCGGCCATTGTGTAGGTAGGCATGCGATTAATCACGAGGACGACGATCTCGTCCTTCTTGTCGTTTGCCCGGATGATCAACTTGCCATGCTCGTGCTTGGTGGATCGCACCTGCATGACCCCGACATCCGGTGCCTTGAATGTATTCACCGATGGCTCGTAGTAGACATCCAGCCACTTCGCAAAGGCCATTTCGGCGGCTGCCCCATCGACATCGATCTGCCACTGCGAATCGGTTGGCGAGTGCTTGTTTTGAACGAGATTGCCAAGCGACGATATGCTTCGCATGTTGCCAACAAGCCCGGCAACCATGAGTTCGGGCTTGGTTAGTTTAATGGTATTCATCACTGTCCTACGAAGATTGTGGGTTGCGGGTCGTTAAAATCAAACAAGTACCAGCAGCAATTATCCTTGCCAGCCGTATTCCCAAACCACTTCACCCGCCCCACCGACACAATCTTCTTGCAGTGCGGCAGGTAAGGCGTGGCCTGCTTGGTGTGCATCCAATCCGCATCAAACAGCAACCATGTCGGCCCCCAAAACAAGGATCGCTCGATGATCTGGTGCATCACATCGCGGCCCCAAGGCGGATTTGTAATCACTAAGTTGGCGCGGTTCATATCTTGACGTGTCAAAAATGACGCATCTGCCTGTTTCACGATCTTGTGGCGAGGCTCAACGTCATAGGCGGCAACGCACTTGTGACCATGCTTTTGCAGGATGCGGATCAGAGCCCCATCACCGGCGCAAGGCTCCGCATAGTATGAACCCTTGGGTAGGTGCGAAAGAAGCGGTAGAACCGCTTCCTCCGGTGTCGCATAGGCATCAAGCTTGTGCGGTTTAAAATTGCTTCGCTTGCCCATCTAAATATTTCTCCGCATTCGGAAGCTCACGTTCAATCAGATATTTTTCATAAAAACTTTTTAGAACGGGCAACACCGTCGCGAGGAAAGATTCGTCCCTGTTAATCCGCTCCAACGCATCCCCGTATGGCGTCCACTGGTAGAAGTCGCACCAATCGCGGTCCGTAGCAAATAGCTGTATCTGCATCTGCGCATAATAGTGGGTCTGCATTGCTGCCGTCTTGAATACCGGCGGTCTCTTGTACCGAATGCCAAACGGGCACTTGATCTCGACCAGTCCGCGATCGCCCACCAGTCCGTCGGGGCTGGCCCCGAGCCAATGCTCGTATTGGTAAAAGGCGCACGGTTCAACCGTGTTGCCGGTGACCATCTCGTATTCAAGAAGGGCACCGGCCTCGTTCTGTACGCCCCAGTTAGTGGCTATGTTTCCCGTAAACTCACTGGGAGCCTTGTGCCAATCACGAACCATGCGGCGCAAGATGTCCGCTTGGTTCGCAAAGGGTGCGATACCGAGGATTGCTCCAACGGCTGAACCGGTCACCCGGCCCTTTCGAATGTTAAACCATTCCTCGGATCGCTGTTCCATTATCTTTCGTCCTTTAAAGGCCAGCCCAATATCTTACAAAGGTCATCGGATGGGTTTACTTCGTCCATTATAATTTTGCGTTCTCGCTCCAAAAGACCAATGACATCGCCAATCAGATCAATTTGAGCGGTTGTGCTAAGTTCATCAAAATAAGATGAAAATGTCACATCACCATCGATATAACCATCCGTCCATAATGTAGCAATTCGCTTGCCTTTATGACGATCTCTATCCCAACCACGAGAAAATCTATCGGCCATCAAAGCACCTTATAGGCTACGATGGTGCCTGTACCACATTCACGCCACAAGAAATTACAAGCCAAATGTGGTCCGTTTTTTTCGCCACTGCGAAGAAGCACTTCCACAGACGTATCGTCGTGAACCGGACATTCACCGGCAGTGTGCGCCTGCCATCCCAAAGTTCGGATTTTAGACAGGCTTTCCATCTTCTTATGCAGTTCGCGACCAGCGTTTACAGCATCCTCGAGAATGCGTTCAAGCTTGGTAATACGAACTGTAAGCTTTCCAAGTTTTTCGTCAAAGCTTGGCTCTTTGGTACGAAGCAACTCAACCCAATCTCGGGTGTCTGTCTTCTTTTCTACTGTCACCTTTGCAGGACGTCCGCGTTTTTTCTTAATCTCAACCATTTTAATCTCCATGTGTTGTTAAAGTGGGGGCGGCCACCGCCAGCCGCCCCCGTCCCGTTCTAGTCCCCTTAGAACGGAATTCCATCATCGTCGTCTGCAGGGCGTGGCCGTGCAGCCTTTGACGCGCCAGCCTTCGGCGATACCGACGCAATCCAATTGCCGGTCATCTTCTTGCCGTCGTCGCCGACCATATCCCAGATGTTGACCGTGATCTGCATCTGCTTGCCCGAAAGCGCCTTCTGCAGGTTGTTGTCATTCGGTGCCTTGCCGCTGGCAACCAATGCGCCACCGGCGTTCTTGTCGATAGCGAAAAGCATGCGCTTGGCCTTGTCCTTGGCCTTCTCTGGGTCTTTCTGGCGCGGCTTGTCGTCGATGCACCAAATCTTCTGGAAGACCTTGCGGTTCTTGTATTCCGCAGGCGTCAGGACCGACCAGCGAATCGAGACAAACTCGTTGCCATCACGGTCTTCATCGATTTTTGCCTCGTCAATGGCAGCCAGCAGGCCGGTGCCATCGGGGATCGGAGCAAAGTTACCGCCGCCGGTTTCAAATTCGCCGCCGGTCTTGTGGATGTCATCGCCATCCGAGAGGTTCCAATAATCAACCATTTACTTTTTCCTTCTTCAATACAACGCTGAGTGATGGGATATAGGCTTCGAGGGGGTTCTTACCCAGCTCGACAATCAGTGGCTCGGTAATGCCGTAGCGGTTTTTAGACACATTGGCTGCCGCTGCATGTGTGATCAACACACGCGTTCCGTCGGAGATGGCTTTCTTGCGGTCGCCGTCACCTTTCGTAAAAGTTTCAAGCTTAAGAAAGCCCACGACATCTACGTCATCGACATAGGGTGCCATCGACTTGGCATGCAGGCGCAGGCCGTACTTGCTAAACGAATCATCATCCGGTGGATTTTCAGTGCCGATCTCGACGTGGGCAATGAACACAGTATGCATGCCGCGCTTTTCAGCGAGGATGGAAGCAGCCTTGCGCAAACGCTGATGCATGATCGCGACAGCCTCGCGGCCAGCGCCGTAGCCACCAGCAGCCTGCTGGATGTTTGTGGCCTTCTTGTTGTCCTTCGCAATGACATCCGCGATAAACATGCGCTCCAGAGCCGTGATGCTATCAATGACCAAAGTCTTGTAGCCATGCTCTTCGCCCATCAGACCCTTAAGCTGGTTCCAAAGGTCTTCGACGTCATTAATGACGGGGAAAACATCCGGCTTTAGATTTTCGGGGATTGATTGAACACCATCTTCAGCACGAATAAAGATCGGCTTGGGAAACGAGGCAGCAAGTGTGGTTTTACCCATACCACTATCCCCGCAAAGCGTGACAACTACAGGCCTGTCACCCGGCTTTTTTATCGTATCTAAAATGCCCATTGGCATATCTCCTCTGTTTCAACGTGTTGACAAATGACAGCAGGTTGTGTGATTGTCAACACCACAATATTGAAAGAGGCATAAAAAATGGATTTGAACAATATCACGATGGAGCGCATAAGGGTGGCGCTCAATGACCGCAACCTCGCAAAGGTTGCTGTCTCTACTGGTCTACACGAGAATACCATTCGCTCTATCGCTGCGGGTAAAAACAATAATCCGCACATGACGACATATGAAAAGCTCGTGAAATATCTTTTTGGGAACCAAGAATAAAATGTCAAATCACCGTGACTTTTGGGAGGCGGGTTACCGTATCTTTGGCTTGCATGGCATTGCAAAGGATGGTCGCTGCGCTTGTCACAATAAAAATTGTAAAGCGGTTTTGAAGCACCCAATCATGTCTAATTGGACCTCGGTGCCTGAATGGTCCGAAGAGCAATTGGAAAGCTTCGAGGAAATGGACCACTTCGCCACGGGCTATGGC